AATGTTTAAAGAGTATATGACCAGTGGGGAGTTAAATCCAGAGGTTCAAGCAACAATGAAGGCCGCTAGCGACATCGCTAATGGTGTTTTAAGCTTGCGCGAAGCATCTAAACTCTATAGCATAGCGCAGGAACAGATAGTTAAATTCATTTCAGAGTCATCAGAATATGACATGATCGTTGATAGGAGAGACAAAAATGGAAGATAAAAAAGAATATTTCTACATGCTGTTGAGGGATGTTAGCATCAATGCACTGGCGTTAGAGAAAGAAGAGGCTTTTGTGCCTAGTTGTGACGAAATAGACGCTTTAGAGGCGTTACATGACGCTATGGATTTTAGATTCAACAGGTTGTTTTTGCCTGCCAATAACCATTCTGCAACTAAAGAAGATTGGCTACATTTACAGCGGGAATACCCTGCAATCGAGAGGACTAAAGCATGACATTAGAACAAAGGAGAGGAGAGGTTGCAATGCTAGACCTGAATAGCCACATGGCTAGTATGTCACTGCTAGAGTATCACATAGGGCAGTGGCACATTAACCGCAACTTGATCGCAGGGTCTAGCGACATAAAGCAATTCGACAAGCTATTGGAGGAGGTGGAGGAACTCAGGCTGTCATTAGATGGCGATCTAACACCCATAGATGACCTAGGTGATATTATGGTGGTCTTAATCAACATTGCACATAGAAACAACTTGACACTGCATGACTGTATGGCTCATGCTTATGATGAGATAAAGGAACGCAAGGGCCAGATGGTCAATGGTTTATTCGTGAAAGAGAGGAGCAAGGCATGATATTATTTAATAAATCTTTAAACGTAGAGTTCATCAACGCGGTCTGTTTGGGGCTTGAGATAGCGGACAGCAGGGCAGTCTGGGTGGTGGACAAAGACACGGGAGATACAAAGGCTATGCCCTTTGAGGGCTTCCTGATCTACCTGCCATTCATTCTGATTAGCTATGGCAACGTGTATGACGAGGTGCAATTGTGAGCAATTTAATACATCAACCCTGCGGTGACTGTGGCAGTAGCGATGCGCTACAGATAAATATTGCAGAAAACGGCGCTGTAAAGTCTACTTTCTGTCATAGTTGTGGTCAATACACTGCCGCCAGTGACGGTTACAGCCCTGTTGAGATTCCAGAGCCGTCAGAACCGAAACCAAAGCCAGACTTTAGCTCAGTGGAGCGAATGCTGACAACAGCTAACTATCAAGCTATTGTATCGAGAGGGCTAAACACCGCCACAGCTAAGACCTACGGCATTTTAGAGAAGCCAGACAAGACATACTTCAGCTATCACGATCCAGAAGATGCCAACGTGCCTATAGCGGCTAAGATTAGGCTACCAGACAAGAATTTCTACAATGTAGGTAACTGGTCTGGGGCAGGTCTGTTCGGACAGCAACTCTTCAACGGTGGTGGCAAGTATATAACGCTCTGTGAGGGCGAGTTTGACGCTGCTGCGGCTTATCAGATGCAGGGCAGTAAGTATGCTTGCGTAAGCGTCAGAAACGGCGCAGGAGGGGCGTTGAAGGACTGTAAAGCAGCTTACGAGTACTTAGACAGCTTTGAGGCAATCATTATATGCTTTGACGCTGACGAACCAGGAAATAAGGCATCTAAAGAGGTGGCAGAACTGTTCAGCGGTAAAGCTGCCATAGTGAAGCACACTGGCGGTCATAAAGACGCTTGCGACTACCTTGTCGCTAACGATATCAAAGGCTTTACAGCGGCGTTCTGGGCGGCAGAGAAGTTTGTGCCTGACGGTATCATAAACGGTGCTAGTCTCTGGGATGAAGTAAACAGACCAGTAGAGAAGTCTGCTGTCATGTACCCGTGGGAGAACCTAAACAAGCTAACCTATGGCATTCGAGAGTCTGAACTGGTGACAATTACAGCGGGTTCAGGACTAGGCAAGTCTCAGTTTGTCAGGGAGATCGTCTACCACATCTTGAAGAACTCTGAAAAGAACATAGGGCTGCTATTCCTAGAAGAGAATGCTAGAAAGACAGCACTGTCGTTGATGTCTCTAGCGGCTAACAAGCCACTGCACCTGCCTGATGTTGAAAGCACTGAGGAGGAACGGTGGGAAGCTTTTGAAGACACGATGGGTACTCAGAGGCTGTTTCTGTTTGATCATTTCGGTAGCACCAGTATAGACAACATTGTGGCACGTTGCCGCTACATGGCTAAAGCGTTAGACACCAAGTTCTTATTCTTGGATCACGTTAGCATTGTGGTATCTGCTCAGAGCAACGGAGACGAGAGAAAAGCCTTAGACGAGATATGCACCAAGCTTAGAATGTTAGTGCAGGAGACTGGCATCACGCTGTTTATGGTTAGCCACCTGAAGCGACCAGACGGCAAAGGTCACGAAGAGGGCGCAGCTAGTTCTCTGTCGCAGCTTAGAGGCTCTGCCAGTATTGCTCAGTTGTCTGACATGGTGATAGGGCTAGAGCGTAACGGGCAGGCTGCTGATCCTGTGGAGCGTAACACCACCAACGTCAGGGTTCTAAAGAATCGCTTTTGTGGTACTACTGGGCCTGCGGGAGGCTTGCTATTCAATGCCAAGACGGGTAGAATGTTAGAAATCAAAGAAGAGGCGCTGTAATATGAGATGTATATCCTGCGACAAGCTACTATCGGATTTTGAAGCAACAAGAAGATCAGTGCAGAGCAACGATTATGTAGAGATGTGCAACGATTGTTTCTACTTTGCTGAAGATGAAATAGCCACGCTTTCCAGAGAAGACCTGAGAAGTGAATCAGATAACTTTATTAAGGAGCAAGAGTATGAGCAAGATTGGCGGTTGGATTTTGGAGAGACAGGAAACACGGAACTGGATTAAGACTGTTAACCCTTATGACAGACATAGTAACACTGAACTGGGAAACTTAAATGATAACACTGGACATAGAAACGAACTACAGCCACGATATAATCTGGTGCGTGGTAACGCAGGACGTAGCTACTGGGGAGCTGCTAGAGCATCTAAGTGCTAACACACTGGTTCGGGTTATCCAACAGTCAGACGGTGTTGTCGGGCATAACCTCATAGGCTTTGACGCACCAGTGCTTGAGAAGGTGTGGGGGCTTACTATACCTACAGGCAAACAGCACGACACACTGGTAATGAGCAGACTGTGGAACCCATCTCTCGAAGGTGGTCACAGTTTAGACTCATGGGGTAAGCGTTTTGGTGACGAGAAGATAGAGTTCAGTGACTATGACGGTGGTTTAACTCCAGAAATGATGGAATATTGCAGACAAGATGTTAAATTAACCACTATGCTTTATAAACACTTACTAAACCAACTAGACACAGAGGGATTTACAGGCGAATGCGTAGATTTAGAAGAGAAGGTCGCTATCATTATGGCTCAACAGGAACGCAACGGCTTCATGCTAGACGTAGAACCTGCAACCTTGCTATGGCAAGACATAACACACAGGATGAGGCAGATAACAGCGGAACTACAGATAGTGTTTCCACCAATAGTGGAGGAGAGGTGGTCAGAGAAGACGGAGAAGCGTCTGAAGGACAGAGTAACTGAGTTTAATGTTGGATCACGCAAGCAGATAGCAGAGCGCCTACAGGCTGTTGGTGTGAAGTTCAAGAAGACCACAGAGAAAGGCAACATAATAGTAGACGAGAAAGTTCTGGAGGGCATAGACATACCAGAAGCCAAGCTAATCCATGAGTATCTAATGCTACAGAAGCGTTCAGCGCAGATAGATTCCTGGTTATCCTTTGTCAAGGACGGCAGAGTGCATGGTAGAGTGATTACCAACGGTGCAGTGACAGGGCGTATGACCCACCACAGCCCTAACATGGCCCAATGCCCCGCAGTAACAGTGCCTTACGGCAAAGATATGCGTTCGTTCTGGTGTGTTCCTGAAGGATACAAGCTAGTAGGCATAGACGCTAGTGGTTTAGAACTGCGTATGCTTGCACACTACATGCGTGACGATAACTACACCAAAGAGATACTCAACGGTGACATACACACTGCCAACATGAAGGCAGCAGGCTTGGCTGATCGCTCACAAAGTAAAAGATTTATTTATGCATTTCTTTATGGCGCAGGCGCGGCTAAAATAGGTCAGGTGGTTGGTGGTGGTTACAAGGAAGGTCAGAAGCTTATAGACTCTTTCCTGCGCAACACGCCTGCACTGGCTAGGTTGCGTGAGAGAGTAGCTAAGTTTGCTCTAGCAGGTACATTGCCTAGCTTAGACGGTAGACTGCTTAGAGTCAGGAGCGAACACGCAGCACTGAACTGCCTGTTACAGGGTGCAGGAGCCGTGGTAATGAAGAAGGCATTGGTGCTACTAGCATCTCGCTTATCGACATACGATATACCCTACAAGCTAGTAGCGAATGTACACGATGAATTTCAGATAGAAGTACCAGAGAATTTTGCTGACGTAGTTGGCAAAGCAGCAGTAAGAGCCATCAGGGATGCAGGAACGGAATTAAGTCTGCGCTGTCCACTTGATGGGAAATATAATGTAGGAAACAATTGGGCAGAAACACATTAATATGTTATACTAACCGATACAATAACCATAAGGTAAATACTATGTCAGAAGCTAAACCAGTAACAATCAACGCAGACATCATGTGGGCAAGTCTTAACGAGCCTAACCGTATGTCTGGGAAGTACCAGATCGACCTCACTCAGTTGTCTGCTCCCGCTATGGAAGCACTGGAGATGATGGGTCTGGGAGTACGCAACAAAGCAGGACAGGGAGACTTTGTTACATGCAAGTCTAACAACCCCATCCGTGCGTATGACAGTGACGGCAACGAGATCAAAGGTATCCTGATTGGCAACGGCTCTAAAGCCAAAGCAGTTATCGGATACTACGATTGGAAGTCACCCGCAGGTCAGGCAGGACGCAGCGCATCGTTGCTTAAGCTAGTCGTTACAGACCTCATCGAGTTCAACGGTGGTGCTGAGATGGACGAAGTAGCTATGGACGAAGCCTTGTGATCTTAATTGATGCAGACATACTGGTCTATCGCATAGGTTGGTCGTGCAACACAGAGTCTGAGAAGACAGCCCTCAACACCATAGACGGCTTTATCGCAGACCTTCTGATGCAGCTTAACGCTGACGAAGAAACCTCGCACTATGTTCTGTATCTCACTGGTCGTGGCAATTTCAGGAACGAATATGCCATTACCGCTCCATACAAAGGCAACCGCAAAGATAAAGAGAAGCCAGTGCATATACAGGCACTACGGGAGCACCTTATCAACAAGTGGGCAGCTTTAGTCACCGACAATGAGGAAGCTGATGATGCAATAGCAATCGCAGCCACTACTCACGGTGACAAGGCTGTAATGGTGTCGTTGGATAAAGACTTTGACCAGATTCCTGGTTGGCACTACAACTTTGTAAAGAAACTCAGATACTACGTCACGCCAGAAGAGGGCTTACACTTCTTTTACCGCCAGATACTAATGGGTGATCGCATAGATAACATCGTAGGTATTCACGGCATAGGTGAGAAGAAGTCAGCCAAGTTGTTAGAGGACTGCAAGAATGAGCAGGACTACTACGACAAGTGCGTAGAGATGTTGGAGAGTGAGGAGCGTGTCATAGAGAACGGTAGGCTATTGTGGCTCAGACGCTACGAAGGACAGATATGGGAGCTACACAGTGCCCAATAACGGTAGATGGACGGAGGCACGTTTCCGTTCCTTCATTATCTCAGCACTGCGAGGCGCTCATGGTAAGTGGGGTGTCAAGCACGATGCTAAGAAGTCAGCATGGGTGCGGAGAGGTGTTTACAAGTGTGCAGGGTGTAAGAAAGAAGGCTCTGCCACACTACCACCACTGGCAGGACGTACACGCAAGAGAAACAACGCAGCAGTAGATCATATAGATCCAGTAGTACAACCAGAAGTCGGTTTCGTAGATTGGAACACCTACATAAACAGAATGTTCCTAGAAGCGTCAGGCTATCAAGTGCTGTGTTATAAATGTCACGCTGCTAAGACAGCAGCAGAACGACTGAGAAGGAAAAAG